AGCCATTGAGCATATTACAGACCCCGACGAGCAATCGGAGCGTTTGGGAATCATCATGGATGAGGTAGTGAAGTTGTTTGAAGGTCCGCGTGGCGACCAAATGCCAATCCTACCTTCGTATGTGTCTCTTCACCATGTAGACCTCAACAACACCATTCCCGACAATAGTGGCTTCCTTGATATGGTAGGAGCCAATGTAGCCGCTGTTCTGCATGTTCCCCGTGTTGCCGCTGGACAAGAGCGAGGTTCAACCTTTGCCGCTACCTACAACGCAAACATGTGGGCAAACACAGCCATAAGCCGCTTACAATCAATTGTCAAGCAAGGTGTCATACAACTGTTCTCAAAACAACTTGAACTGAAAGGAATCCCTCACAAGATGAAGGATTTGCCGGAGTTTAACTTTGAACCAATTGCGGAAGAATCCCCCATGGAATCTATGAAAAGGTCAGTTATGGGCTATCAAGCAGGAATACTAACACTTAATCAGTCACTTGACATCATAGGAATGCAACCCGAAAGTGTTGGAAACTCACGGATTGAAAAATCATCAAAGCCCACTATGGGAGAATTACCCCGAACAAACGAACAAGGTGATTAAAATGGCACGAAGAGAACACAAAGATTCAGTTAATGACAGGATGATTAAATACACGGCCCTTCCCGCAGTTTATCTGTGGCTTGCGGCCTCCGGTGCTGTTGTCGCCATGGGAATACTCAAGCCCGAAGTTGTTCTTGAAAACATTGAAGGGTTTATCGCTCTTATCGCAATCATTGGCGGAACGGCACAACCAGCCTTCGCAACCATGCTTGAGTTGTGGAAGGCCGAGCAACAGACTGAAACGGAATTGCACCCCTCAGTCATTGAATCTCAAACCCGTGTGATGGAAAAACGAGCGGAGTTAGAGCGACAAATGGCTCTAAAAGCGCAAGAACACAAACATACGATGGATGCTGAAGAACGCCGAGCGCAAATACAATTGGTTGCGGAAGGTAAGGCTGTATGGAAGAAAAAGGACAAAAAGGATTGACGGTCAAGCAATACCGTTTTCTTCACGACGCTTGGCCCCACGAATACCAAATGCCGTCGGAAAAAGGTTATCCCGAAGTCTTTGACCTCATGTCTTTTTGGGTACTCTTTTACAATGGTACTCCAATAGGCTACACAGGTCATCTTGACATGGGCCACTTTCATTTTGTTGGAAACACTTACATTTTGGCGGAGTACCGTCAAAGCGGGTGGCATTCCTACCTTTTGAGGGTAAGAAATGCTAACCTTGGTTTAAGGCCAAAAATAACTGTGTTAAATCCTATTGATGGAACACACATGGCTAATCTCGTAAAAGTAGTCACGAAGTTGGGTTATGTACCTGTCATTTCGTATCAAGGCGTGAAAGATGTCATGTCCGAAAAATTATACGAAGAAATCCGCAACGAAAATCAACAATTGTGGCGAATGGATTAAAAGTCACACCACATGTCGCTTACTTATGCCCGATGTTCGTGACGGTGAATCCCGTGACGATTACATGGATAGGTGCATGGGTGACGACAAAATGAACGGTGAGTTTGGTAATCCTAAACAACGAGCCGCTGTCTGCAACACCTACTATGATGACAAGAAAGGGCAAAATGCCGAAGCCGCAGAATACCAAGGTAAAAAGGTCACGCTCAACAAACCATTCCGAACACAGGGCGGAAAGAAAAAGTTTGCTGTTTATGTTCAAAACTCAAGCGGTCGTGTGGTAATTGTTCGCTTTGGCGACCCCAACATGGAAATCAAGCGAGACGACCCTAAGCGACGAAAGGCTTTCCGTGACCGCCACAACTGCGATACGGCAACTGATAAAACAACTCCCCGATACTGGTCATGCCGTCAATGGCGTGGTGGTAAAAAGGTTGAAGCAAGCGAAGATGAATACTTGCTTTACGACGAATGGATGCAAAACGAAGGTGAGATTATGGAAGAATACGAACAAATTATTGAAACCGAAGAAGTCATTGAGGCAGAAGAAGGTGGTTGCGGCTGTGGTTGCACCGAAGCCGTTGAAGCCAAAATGATTCGTCGCGATGTTTTTGACAATCCCGCAGAAGCCATGAACCGAGCAAAGGAAATGGGTCTTAGTGGTATTCACTCACACGAAGAAGATGGCAAGAAAGTTTTCATGCCCGGTAAAACTCACGAAGAATACATGAGCAAAAATAGTGGTCGTGATGTTGAACCTAAGATGGTTAAGGACAAAGAGGCTGGCTACGGTTACGATGACGACGACGAAAGGAAAAAGGCTGGCTACGGCAAAAAAATGAAGGCTTCCGAGTGTCCTGTCGGTGAAGAAATGGTCGCTGGCTCTTGTCAACCAATCAATGTCACTATGGAAATCTCCGTTGAATCCATCAGCGCAACAGTAGAAGCATCTACTGGCAATACTATTATGGAAATAAAAGGTGTTGCTTTCCATGAAGGTTTCAACAAAAACAAGTGGGCTTTGACAAAGCGTGGTGCAGAAGCCGCCGTCAAACAAATGTTCGGTGCAGACTTGACTCTTAATCACCCCAAGGCAAAAGCCGTTGGGTTTGAGCGCAATACCGATGGTGGAGTCAACGAAGCCAATGTCGGAATTGTTGCATCGGCTGAGTTAGATGACAAAGGCAAAGACGGATATGATGTCCGATATGTTGCCCATGTCCAACGAAGCGAATTGTTTGAGGCTTTGGAGTCCGGTATGTGGTTGAAGCCCGAATACGGTGTGTCAATTGGTGGCTACGGTGTCCCTATTTCTGCAAATGAAAAGGGTATGGTCTTTGACATGGACTTTACCTTTGACCACCTCGCAATCGTCCACAAGCCAGCATATCCACGAGCAAACATTGAAACAGCAACTAAGGTGGAAGAAAATGTGGAGGCAAAACACGGTGGTCAACACGGTCGTCCCGGCAAAAATGACCCCCGCAAAACCCCTGCCAAACCAAATGAGCGACGACGAGGTTCAAAGAAAAACCCACCCGGCTCCGCCAAGAAACCCAATAAGTCAATTGTTGTTTCTCCCGCAACTCGCAAAACCATTAGCAACAAAATGTCGGAACACAATAAGAAAAAGAAGGGAAGCCGAGCATCCATGGGCGCGCTTCTTACTGTTTTCCGTCGTGGTGCTGGTGCTTTCTCCACAAGCCATGCCCCTAACATGTCAAGAAACGGTTGGGGCATCGCAAGAGTCAACGCTTTCCTATACCTACTACGGAATGGTCGGCCTTCTAACCCCAACTACAAGCAAGACAATGACTTACTACCCAAAGGACATCCAAGGGCAAAACGAACAGCAAGTGTGGAAGAAACCTTGATAAGTCAAACCGCATCTTGGCAAGATTACCGAAAGGGGAACAACATCATGTCCGAAGAACATATCGTTGAAGAAAACGCTCAAGCAAGCGAGATGGAGGCACTTCAAGCCGAACTTGTTCTTGCACGAGCAGAACTTGAGAACATGCGCGCTATGGAAGCCGCAAAACACGAAGAAGCCCGCTTGTCCCTTGTGGAAGCCGCAACCGAACTTGGTATGAAGGGTCATGATGACCTGTCCTCCGAGACTCTTGAATCAATCATCGCATCTTGGGAAGCATCCCACCCTGCCGAACCAGTTGTTGAGATGAAGCCAGCAGAACCCGCCGTTGCTTCCGAGGCTCCTTCCTCCGAACCTTCTTCCGAGGCTGTTGTCGCAAACTACCTCAACGGAAAAATGGTTGAAACCCCACAATCTCTCTACTCTCAAGCATGGAACGCATGGGCCGGTGCTTGGAACAAGACCCTTTCCGGGTCGGAGAACAACGATGAGCGTATTCGCGCTCCAAAATACAACGAACTTTGAGGTGAAAAAAAATGGTAGCATTTACAGGAAACGACCCACGAAACGCAACTTTGAAAGATGCCGAAACCGTTAGCGGTGTCGGCGTACTTCTCGCAAAGTCTTCGGTGACTAACAAACTCCAAGTTGGAGCCGCAACGGATGTGCCTTTGGGTATCTCCGCTGGCGAATCCAGCAGGGATGCTGACCTTGTGCTTGAAACCACGGGTGCTACGGTGTCCTTCTTCCCAATGGGCGGAGTCCACATGGTTGCCGCCCTCGCAGAAACTTACACCGCCGGACAACTCGTGTACCTCAAGGGTGCTGGACGAGTTGGTGGAACTGCTGGCTCCGATAAGTTGGTTGGAGTCTATGTCGGTGAAGGAGAAGTTGTCGGAACTGCCGGACTTCTCATTCCCGTGAACACCAGTCAATGTGCAACTGCTTGATAAAAAAAGGATGTGAAAAAATGAACAAATCGCTACACGAAATTATGAACGCTTCCGCCGCCGCTGGCCCCTTCGGGACTGGCGATGCTGTCCTTGAACAGACTCTCCGAGACTTCATCCAACTACAATCCACCCGGATTGCCATTGGAACACAAGTTGTTGGAACCCGCACCGTCCCTTGGCTTGAGTTCAAGTGGTACACCGGAGTCCAAGGAACCTTCTCCTACCCATTGGATGATGCCGCAACCGTTGACCCTACCAAGATTGGAACCAGCAACTACACCGTGAAGTTGCAGAAGGGACAAGGCCGCTGTGTCTTCCTTGACACGGTTCGCCTTCGTGGTGAATCCTTTGAGAACATTGACCGACAGCAACTTGCTATCGTCCGTGGCCGAGCCGATGTGATAGACAACAACATTCTATCCACCCTTCATGGCGGTGCTGGTCAATCCCAAGCCGCTACCGCAACCTTCGGTAGTGCTTCGGCTGATGAAGAGTCCGACTTGCTCGCAACGATGGACAAGGTTTTCGCCAATGGCCGTGTGTCGGGCGACGAACCAATGGCTCTCATCCTCCCTGCCTCAACCCGAAGT